TCTGGAGCTTGTCATATCCCATAAAACGCTCATACTGCATTTCGGGTAGGTTGAGAAATGATGGGAGTCTTTTTTTAATTGATCGGTAAAGTCTGATTCCATGATTACTCCCCAGTACATCTGTTACCCCTAAGTAACTTAATACTTCTTGTGTTTGTTTTCTATCATCGTTTATGTTACCAACCATCTCATCAATAGTGCCAGCATTAAAACCGCCTAGCTGTGGTAAATCAATTTCATCGCCTATGCAGATAGTTCTATGAGGCCGCCACTTACCTAAAAAACGGCCTACTGATTTGACACTTGCTTCATTAAAAAAAGGTACTTGCAGATCTGACACGAACGCAATTTTGCGCAATTAGTCCTCGTCTTCGTAGGGGTCATGGTCTGGGTTAACTGGATCAAAGTCTGGACTAGATGGTGTTAGCCAGTCTGGGAATACGTTTTTATCGCACATCCCTAGAGCTTGATCTACTGGAAATCCTGCACGTCTTAGGCTTAAATAAAACTCACGCAACGAAATGGCATAGGTATCTAACTTGGTATTAATCTGCTCATGGGTGTATTTACCCTTGCGCTTATTAACCTTTTTACGCTTGCGTGCGGTTGCCATATTGCTATTGTCGCTTATTCATGATAAGGAATAGATCATCGACACGCTGTTCTAATCTAGTTAACTGATCTTTCATGCTAGATCCACCATTAGGTCTTAGTTCGTTTAACCAGCCTTTAACGAGAAAACGTAATCCGATTAGCCCTGCGCTCAGCACTGCGCAAATACCAGCGCCAAAGCCAGCCCATTCTGCTGGGCTCATTTTTTATTAGTACCGATAACATCGGATTTGTCTAAAGCCCTAACTGCTGGACCAGCGAAAGCTGCAACTATTACAGCTAGTGCTGGATCTAAACCTAATTCATTACTTGCTAAAAATGTTAAAAAAGATACTAATACCCCACGTGCATAGGATTTAAGTACTGCCTTTTGTTTTTCTGATATTTTCATATTTTGCCCCCTAGTAGTGGTATATCGAACTCTCTGCCGTCTTTGTCGCCTAACTTTGTAAAGCTAATATGCATGTGTGATCGATGCGGGTTTATGCCCTTGTACTTACGCCATTTCCAATTTAGAATTTTTGAACATATCCGCCCGTTATAGATGACGTATGATATGCGTGCATCCGATTTGGCTGCGATTCTGATTTGGTCAGCCATATAAGGTGCGAGGCTGTCGGATGACTGTAACCGAGCATTAATATCAATTGCTCTGACGACCCCAGACTTGTCTGGATTATGATCCGATTTTCTGGCGGAGTGACGACTATCGCCCAACCATCCTTCTGGACTGGCAGTACTGCGATCTGGAAACCACGTATCAATCTGATCCCTTAACTGCACACCAGCTGCACATAACCAGGGTTTCATTAGGTAAGAAGTAATTTAGCTTCTTCTTGAGAAATGCCCAACTTTGCGAGCAAGTCAGCCTTAGCTTGTGCCTTTGCTTCGGCTTCGCCTTTGCGATTTACTTCTTCTAATTCTCTTGCTGCAATATCTGCAATTTCGATAGCAGTTGCATCTCTAATAGTTTCAATACCTGTTTCGCAGTTATATTCTTTAATTTGTGGTTTCATTATTTGACTCCGTATAAAAAGGCTGTACCGCTAGTAAAATTTCCAGAATTGCACAGAATGTTTATTTCATTTATTGCAGTTGTTTGGTTATACACTGAAGTCCAAGTAAGAAAATTTAGATTAGCTGGTGTTGTAGAATTATTTTCAATCATTTGAACAAAGGCGTGTTTCCAAGTAGTTGTGTTTGCATAATCATAAATTAAAGCGGTTGTAATAGCCTCAGACTGAGCATTATCCTGTGTCTGACCAATCCTCATAGATGTTGCTGTAAAACCTTGATTATTAGCACCAGCAGCAATTTCGAAACTTGCGTACCTATTAGATCCATTGTCATTGTTATATCTTAATCTCATATATTCACCATCATTGGCTGGTAAAAAATTTCTTATAACTAAAAATAAATTTACAAAAGTTGCTGGAATTGAAGATATACTTACGGCTGCTCCAGTTAATGTAGTTCCACCTGTATTTATTAAAGTCATACCACCACCACCAGCTGGAGTAGCCCAACTTGGTACACCACCAGCGACAGTAAGAACTTGTCCAGTGCTACCAATTCCAAGTCTTGCTGGTGTTGATCCACTTGAAGAATAAATAGTATCGCCAGTGGTAGTCATTGGATTTACCATGCCTGTTGTATCTAAGTTAGTCCAGGCTGATCCAGTGTAATAAGTAGTTGTATTTGTATCTTTTAAGAAAGCAAAGTTACCTTCTTGTGGTGATGTAACGGCTGCATCTCTAGCTGTGGCATTGGCAAACACCCAGATACCCTGCATTAAATAACCATCGACATCGGCTGCGGTCAGTACCTCGCCTGTCTGAAAATCCTTAAACCCTAAACCTGCTGCCATCTCTACTCCTTAGTAACTTAGGACATTATAGTCTAAAGTGCCATAAATGTTATTATTTAGGATAAATGCATCTATAACGGGCTCTAGTGTCGTGAACGTGGTTTTCCAACTATTCGGGGTTATTGCCATCCGTACCCCAAAAATCTGTAAGGTTTTATCTATAGTAGATCCGCCAGGCTGAGTAGTAAGCACTGTGATCGGATCAAAGAAATCTAGATCTAAGGCTGCCAATATGCCTGAGTTATAATTAGGCGTGTATAGGTCTAGGACTATGGCATCGCATCTAATAGAAGTTTCTTGCCTACTAGCCACATAAGCCTGGGCATAATCTAAAGCTACTGCATCGGTTTCCATTAATAGATTATTTAAGAAATAGCTGTGTAAAAAATACTTGTCGATGCTGGCTTGATTTAAGGCCACCTGTGGCGATCCCGATACTCTCGTAATTGTAGCCTTGTTAAATACTAAAACGTCATTAAGTGTCCAGGTAGCATCAAAGTAATCTATACCTGTGCCATCATCTGCAAAGACTGTAGGTGTGCCACCGATAGAACTAGCTGTAACGCCTCTATCTTGAAATACAAAGTTATTATCGGCACTGACATAGATAGCGCCATATTCAGATTCTGTAGCAATTTGTAGAGCTTGTAATGCTGTGCGATTAGTACCTGGGTCTGCCTGTAGTGTAGTTAAGCCTGCATCAATATCACGCTGGGATGCTGGCCAGTCAATTTCATCTAATATCTGATTAATGCGTGTGCCTGATAGATCGCCAGCACTTGCACCAGTAACAGTGCTTATCTGCGCTAATTGGGCTAATCTAAAAGCATCTACAGCTTGTATGGTAGTTATGGCTACCTCATCAAAACTTGAGTTATCTGGGTATGTTGTAACGTAGCTTGTAATAAATCCTGAGAATACAGGATAAGTAACGTTATTATATGTGGCAGTTATTTGTACCTTCTTCATAGGATCTAACAGACCTGCGTAGGGGCTTAATAAATTCTGTGGGTTAAAATCACCATTTTGATCTACTATGCGTAATGTAAGCGATCCTGTTTGAAATTGATCGCTAAGAGCGGTACGGCCTCGATTAGTTTCTATGCGGTTAATTTGATTTGATACATCTACAATTACAGCTACAGAATCTGCCAATATATTTACATCTAATTCGCCTGATCCCAAAATCATAGCTTGTGCAAAACTAGGGCCAGTCGAGAAATTTATAAAAGCATTTACTACAGGTACTGTCATACTGGCAGGCTTCCATTTGCAGAGGTGTTATATCCGCTTCTGCCTGCTACTTGAATACTCTCAGCTATTAATTGAGCAAATTTATCGCCAGATTGTGCAGTGTCTACTGTTATGCGTATATCTTGTGCTGTAGGTCTAAGCCCAGATAATGGATCGTATCTAAAGCCTGTGTCTGCTAAATCTTGCGCAGTAACTGTCAAACTAGATAAAGGATCATAAGGTGTGGTAGCAGGTGGCATAAATGGCCCAGTATCGCCAGCAGTTGTTGAAGGTAGTCCAAACTCTTTGTTAATCTTTTCTATTTGGGTGTTTATTCTACTGACTAAAGATCTAACGCTAACTAAAGCAAAATCCATAAGACTTAAACCTGCAAGTTTGGCCTGTTCGGCCAGTTTCTTTAATGCATCTGCAGCTTCCATCTCGGCCAATAACTTCTTAGCCATCGCTTCATTCTCATCTAGTATGGCTAGTTGTGCTCTTAAACGTAGTTTAGTTTCTTCGTCTGTGGCTACATTAAGCGCCTGTGTTAAACCTATTCGCTCTAGATCAAACTTCTTTTTAAGTTCTTCTACGTTCTTATTTTCTATAGCGTTCTTTTTAACAATAATGTCGTATTCTTTTTTGCGTGCGTTTTGTAATAATTTAGCAGTCATTAACTCTTTACTTAATTGCCTGGTGCCGCCAAGTTGTGAACTGCCTTTGCCAAAATCTTTTGTTGCTAAACCTGCTGCGGCACTACCACCAACAATAGTAAATGCAGCTGCAACGGCTTTGGAGTTTCTACTTAATATCGCAAGGGCTAATAAACCTGCTTTGAAACTTGGATTATTTACTAAATCATTAAATCCACGAACTAATTTAGCCAGTTCTTTAATAGCAAACGCTATGTTATCGCCTAAGTTTTCAAAGTTATCTGCAAGGTTTTCTATAGATTTATCTTTACTAAGAATTACTAGAGCATCTACTATGCCTTCTCCAATAGCCTTTGTAGCTTCATCGGCACTCTTTTTAAGTATATCCATCTTGCCTGCATAAGTACCTAACCTGGCGGATGCTTGACCTGAGAATCTTCTTTCAAGCTCTTCCATGATCTTATTCATGTCGCCACTAGCAAGGATATTTTCGTCTATGCCTGTATTAAGTCCTCTTAATGCTTTAGTCTGACCTCTTACACCTGCTGATATTGCACCTACTACAGTTGCCAGGCTTTGTCCAGTACCAGCGCTTATATCTAAAGCCGCTTCTAAAGATCTTTGTGCTAAATCAACTGAGCCAGTAACGTTTAATAATGTTTGAAATGGGCCACGTAGATCTGTAAGTATTGCGTAAGTTTTTTCTAAATTCTTAATATAATCTTCTACTTCGGTAGCTCTAAATGCGTTGCCAGTATTTTCTAGTTGCAACTGTAATGACTTGGCCGCTGCCTGATCTTCGGCAAATGCTTTAACTGCCTTTTTACTAAACGCAACAATAGCGGTAGCACTAAAAGTAAAACCTAAGGTACGTGCTAAATTTTTTAACTGCTTGTCAAATACATTGACATCTTGCTTGGCTTTTTTAAGCGCCTTACCATTCCAGGTAGCAAGTGCGGATACGACTACATTGGCCACTATGCCACCTTCTTTAATTCTGTTGTATCGTTAAAATAATCAGCTGTAGCAGTAATGGCTTTAAGAATAGAATCGTAAATCTTAGGGCTATCTTTAGCCCAGGCCTTATAGATTAAGCGGCCTTTAGTTTTAGCCCCACCACTTCTAACATCTTTAATCTTTGGCTGTGATGTAAGAGGTGGCATATCTGTAACGAACTGATAGCCAGCAAACGGGTTATTAGAATTATAGGATCGTGTAGATCGGCTTCTACTTTTAGCGCTACCAGACTTCTTAAATGCAACTGTGCCACCACCTTGGTTAACAGATGTAAATGGCGCTCTACCTTGTGGGTTTAATCGGCCAGAGGTTTCGTAAATACGACCAGCTGCGTTAATGTTGTAGACATAATTTTCTACTTGAAAACCATTTTTGAATCTTCTATTTTGGCCTTCTTTGTAACCTATGCCACCACGCACGCTATCAGCATTGTATTTTGGGAATGGTCTGTAATCTATCTGTGAAGATACTGGCTTAGACCAGCCAGATAGTACTTCTGCATTACTGGGCACATACCCTTTAGCAGTAGCTTCTACCTGGCGCATTTGTGGATCTAATACTTTTTTAATTCTGTTATACATATCCTCATCAATAAAGCTAAGGCCTTTCATGACCTCTTTAACGCCTACGACCTCTGTTGGCATTTTTGATCTCCTTAGCTCTATCGGATAATACTTGTACTATTGCCCGATACATTTCTGAGTCCATATTGATAAACTCGCTAGGCGGTATTCCAGTTTCGATAGCAAGTTGAGCAATACTATAGAAAACAGAACCCCGCTCTACTATTTTTTTTCTTCGTCTAATACCTCGACAGTTTCTAGGCTGTCTATAAACTCTGCATTAAATAAAGGTACTTGTGCGCCAGATCTGCGTAAGCACTCCCAGGCAAGGTAAAATATGTGGGTTTGCTGTTCATGCTCACGCAACATCTTAGAAATTCCTGCACCATACTTCAACTCGAAAGCGTATTCGACACCTGGTGTTATCTTGTGTTCTGTGACTTCACCAGTAGCCCTAGTAATCTTTAGCTTTGCCATTGTTACTCCTTAATTAGAACGGTACCGAAGGTGATACTGTTACTGCGGAGTTTAGCGTAAATGTAACGCTGCTACTTGCAATTTCTGAGACGCCACCAGTACCCAGTGGGGTAAGGTTGTTGACCAAGATTGAAAATTGGTAAGTAGGATTTGAAGCTGAGACAGTAGTACCTTTAACAGTAATTACTGATACTGATAGGGTCTGACCAAATGCAGCATTTAAGGTTTGCATTACATCGGCAGAATCCCAGTCATTGAGAAAGTCGATGGTAAATGAACCAGATGACAGACCCTGCACGAAGCGATGTGCGGTATCTGACATTGTTGTAATTTCTAGCTCGTCTACGATTTGATTGATAACAGCGCTTGTAACAAGATCGCTAATATCGACAGATGGTGTAGTAGGCGCAGCGGCAGTAGCCAATTTAACGCCTACTTTGTTATTTAGATATATGGCCATTGTTATTCCTCTTCTTTTTTAGGTTGTGCTTTTTCTTTTGGTGTTTCTTTTATTTGGCCTGTCTTAATTAAGAAGGCTAAATCTTGTGCATCACTCATGTTAACTCCAGCTCGTTAGGATTGATAGTGTTATTTCTGATGTTAATAAATCTCCACTAGCTGCGTTAGTTATAGCTGGAGCGGAGACACTTGATATATTATAAACCAGGGTAGATGCCGCTAGTTTGTTTACTACTGCTACGAGAAAATCTTCTATGCCTTTTAGGTTGCCTTGATTGTCGAATGCAGGTGTTGTTACTAAAATCTTAAAGTTAGCCAAAGGCGCAATACTTGTCTGGCTATTATTGCTAGGTACGATGTAAGGATCGGATACAGTTACGACCACGCTATTTGCAAGAAGAGTTGCAGGTGGAAAACTAAAGGTATTCCACACGCCTGCATTAGTAAGTGCGGTTGCTAAAGTGCCACGTAAGGTGCTGATTGCAGCCATTAGCCCACCAGTGATGCAGGACTTGAATACGGCTGGATGAGACCACGCACTCGGTTAATCAGCTGATAACCCATCCGATAAGGGCTGGCACTGATCCCATCCATGCCTACCCCACCAGTCTGGCTAACTTGTCTAGCTTGCCAGATGT